CGATTTATGGATGGCGCACGAACTCCTTGGGCACTAAGAGTAAATGATCTCGTGCAGCAAGAAGAATACGGAGAGCTCATCTCACTTCTCGCAGCTACCTATCATCGAAAAGGGCACAAGGTGCTTCTTCTCTCTGATCGAGTTCACTTTCTCAAACGAGTTGCAGCAACTCTTGGGGATTACTGCGAAATTATTACTGGAGAAAACTCCACAGAAGATCGAGAAGCTAAAATTAAGCGTATCAACGCTGGAGAAGTAAATATTCTTCTTGGAACGCAAAGTATCTTTTCGGAAGGTATCAGTGTGAATCCTCTGAGCTGTCTCATTCTCGCAACTCCAGTAAACAATACTCCTCTTCTCACACAGTTGATTGGACGAGTTGTGCGAGAGTATCCGAATAAGAAAGCTCCTGTAATTGTGGATATTAATCTTCGTGGAAAGACAGCAGAAAAGCAAGCTCAGTTTCGACTGGGGCACTATATCAAAGAAGGGTACGAAGTCAATTTTATACCTGTGTAAAAAATTGTTCTTGACTTTCTCTGCTCGATCCGGTATAATATCTTTTTTGGGGACATTATAATGATTTTTTTCGATTGGCCTACAGTATTTCGTGAGTCTCAAGCACTACCAAATAAAGTAATGGATATCATTGCTTATATTACTTTTAAGCCTATCCCCAAAAACCACTATGATGCACATATCAAGAAAATGTCGATTATCAATTGGGCAGGTCACTCTTTTATCCTGAACCCAAAAAAGCTAATCACTGCTCGAGAAGTGTATCCAGATGAAAAACTTGCAGAATATGTGGCGCTAGCAAGTTTTCGTAATTATAATGAATACAAGGTCACAAAACAAACTACTCTGTCGGTATATGAATGTCCTGTATCTACGGAGTCTTTAGCCAACAATAAACTACTTACCATCGAAAATGATAAAATCTATTTTTGTTGGGAAGAAGTTCTTCACTAGGAAATCAAAATGGGTATTAAATTTACGAGTTCTTCAGGTTCTGCTAAGAAAAACAGTCTTGAGCAGTACGCTTACAAAGCTGGCGACAACTGTGTTCGTCTCTTTGGCGACCTTCTTCCGCGGTATATTTACTGGATTCAGGGCGACAAGGGTAAAAACATTCCGATGGAGTGCCTTTCGTTCGATCGTAACGCCGAGCGTTTTACAAATGTTGAAAAAGATTGGGTAAAAGATTACTATCCCGATCTGAAGTGCTCTTGGGCATATTCGATTCAGTGCATTGATCCTACTGACGGCAAAGTCAAAATCTTCAATCTGAAGAAGAAGCTGATGGATCAAATCAAAGTAGCCGCCGAAGATTTGGGCGATCCTACTGATCTTGACGCTGGCTGGGAAGTACACTTTAAGCGTGTAAAGAATGGCCCAAATGTGTACAACGTAGAGTACACACTTCAAACTCTGAAGTGCCAAAAGAGCATTCGTCCGCTGACCGCCGAAGAGCGTGCAGCAGTAGAGGCAGCAACTCCGATTGATGAGCTTCTTTCTCGCCCGACTCCTGATCAACAGAAGGAGTATCTTGAGCGAATGATGACTGGCGCTAGCGAAAGCAACACCGATGAGACTATTGATGAGGACTTCGATGTAGCATGAAAATCTTGTTCTCGGCTGACTGGCATATCAAGCTCGGTCAAAAGAACGTGCCTACTAGCTGGGCACGTTCTCGATACCAGAGTTTCTTTGATAAGCTAAAAGAGCTGGAAGAGACAGTAGATTTGCATATAATTGGTGGCGATATATTTGATAGGGTTCCAACTCTTGATGAGTTGGAACTCTATTTTTCGTTTATACAAAACGTAAATATCGAGACAATTATATATGATGGCAATCACGAAGCAACTAAAAAGAATAGTAGCTTTTTGAGTGTTCTTTCCGATGTAAGTACAAACCTGAATGAAAAAGTGAAAGTAGTTACATCGACATATGAAGATTCGAGAGGATTTACAATTCTTCCTTATTGCGAACTTCATAAGAAAGATTCCATCGAGAAACTAAACTCATCTCTTCCGTTGTTTACCCATGTGAGAGGAGAAATTCCACCACACGTTACACCAGAAATTGACTTAGACCGCCTTAGTAGTTTTCCAATTGTATTTGCTGGCGATTTGCACGCGCATTCCAATTCTCAGCGAAATATTGTATATCCGGGCAGTCCAATGACTACGAGCTTTCATCGCTCAAAAGTCAATACAGGAATTCTTCGTATCAACGATTGGGCTCCTGAGTGGATTGAATTAGATATGCCGCAGTTGATTCGAAAGACTGTTGGAAATACAGATGAGATGATTCCTGGCATTCGAGACCACATCATCTACGAACTTGAAGGAGATATGCGCGATCTCGCAAAAGTAGCAAATACTGAGTTACTAGATAAAAAAGTAGTAAAACGAAACATTGAAACTTCTCTCGTGCTTGATAAGAGCATGACGCTAGCAGAAGAGCTTGTTGAGTATTTAACCTACATTTTAGAAATCTCGGATGATAAAATACCTGATATTGTAGGCTTGTTCAATGATTACACTAAAAACATTGAAATGGGATAATTGCTTCTCCTATGGCGAAGGCAATATTCTAGATCTCTCAGAACATAAGATAACTCAGATTCTCGGAACAAACGGAGTTGGAAAATCTTCTATTCCTCTAATTCTTGAAGAGGTTCTTTTTAATAAGAATTCCAAAGGAATTAAGAAAGCAGATATTCAAAATAGGTTGATTGAGAAAGGATACAATATTAGTCTGGCTTTTTCGAAAGATGCAGATGAGTATGATATCGACCTAGCTCGTCGCGGAGCGACTATTAAAGTCAAGCTGTTTAAGAACGGCGATGACATTAGTAGCCATACCGCGACGAATACCTATAAAAACATTGAGGAGATTCTCGGAATTGATTTTCGAACGTTTTCTCAAGTAGTTTATCAAAATACAAACTCTAGCCTTAACTTTCTAACTGCAACTGATGCAAATAGAAAGAAGTTTCTTATTGATCTTCTTGGGCTAGAGCAGTATGTCGAACTCTTTGAAGTATTTAAAACTGCTTCAAGAGACGTAGAACAAGAGTTTTCGAAGCTAGAGGGTAAGATTGCCACTATCGAAAGATGGCTAGAGTCGAATAAACTCTTTGATACAAATCCGAAAGAAATACAACCGTTGCCAACTATTTCTTCTGACGATCAAGAAGAGATGAATAGTCTTGCGGTTGAATTAAGCAATATTTCTGCTACTAATAAGCAGATCTCTAAGAATAATCAACTAAAGGATCTTCTTCGGCAAATTCCGATAAATGAAATTCGAGATATGCCAGACGACCAAGTAGAGTCCTATGATAGCTATCAAGCAAAACTAGGTGAGATTAAAACGATTGTAAGTTCTGCTAAGAAGCTCATAGACAAGATGGAGGACTTAGGAAATGTATGCCCAACTTGTGAACAATCAGTACCAGAGCAATTCAAGCTCGATCACATTCATAAAGAAAAAGAAAAAATTACTGAGCAAGAAGGAAACTACAAAAGCATACAGACGAAAATTAGGGAAATTCAAGAGAAAAATGAGAGGGCTTTGCTAAGAGCCAAGAAAATCAAGGAGTGGGAGGATCTTTACAGATCTATCAAGCATGATATGCCTACCCGACTTCTTGATGAAGATGAGCTGCAGGATAGACTAAGTGCGATTAAAGTACGAATTAAATCTACCGAAGCTCAGATTGCAAAGATTAGTAGAGAGAATAATGACCGAGCAAGTCATAATGCAAAAATTTCTGTAATTCAAGAACAGACAGAATCCTTTAAAGGACAAATGTCGGCTCTTCAGGTAGACTATGATACCTGTAATTCAAAGAGAGCGAATCTTGAAGTTCTGAAAAAAGCGTTTAGTACGAATGGATTGGTGGCGTATAAGATAGAAAATCTTGTAAAAGAGTTAGAAGAACTCACAAGTAATTATCTATCTGAGTTATCTGACGGAAGGTTCACCCTAAACTTTACTGTGAGTAACGATAAGTTGAATGTTGAAATTACAGACAACGGAAATGTGATTGATATTCTTGCGCTATCTTCTGGCGAACTTGCTAGGGTCAACATTGCAACTCTTTTAGGTATAAGAAAGCTAATGAGCAGCCTGTCTTCAAGCAAAATAAACGTTCTATTTCTAGACGAAGTTATGAACGTACTTGACGAACTAGGAAGAGAGAAATTAGTAGATGTTCTACTTAATGAAGAACTCAACACTTATATTGTAAGTCACCAATGGTCTCACCCTCTTCTCAATAAAATCGAGGTTCAAAAAACCCGAGGGATTAGTGGAATCATTTTATAATGGTAGATTCAAGAATGAAAGGACAGCGTGGTGAGTATCTAGTAAGGGATATGCTGCGAGAAGCAACAGGACTTAGCTTTGAGAGAGTGCCAGCCTCTGGCGCTCTCTCTTACCTAAAAGGCGATCTCTATATTCCAGATGCAAAGAATGCGTATTGCATCGAAGTAAAGAATTATGAGAGCAGCCCTCTGAACGATAAAATATTTACAAATAAGACTAACTATCTTACAAACTGGTGGGAAAAGATTGTACAACAGGCAGGACTTAAATTACAGAAGCCTCTTTTGTTTTTTAAGTATACGAGATCTAAGATTTATGTAGTTACTTCAGATAAGCCAGTAAATACAAAACATATGTATATCTCTTGGCTTGACTGTTATGTAATGCTTGCGGAAGAATGGCTAAAACAAGAAACCGTGGAGTTTGTTCGTGATTAAATTTAAAGACACGATAATGGAGAAAAACAGCAATGTTCTTGTTGTTGACGCCATGAACCTTGCATTTCGCTGGAAACACCAAGGTAAGACTGATTTCGAAGATGAGTACGTTCGAACTGTTCAAAGTCTAGCTCAATCATATAAGTGCAGCAATATCATTATCGCTGCAGATCAGGGAAATAGTTACTATCGAAAGTCTATTTGCCCAGAGTATAAAGAGAACAGAAAAGAGCGTTACGAGAACCAGACTGAGAAAGAAAAGCAGGAAATGGAAGACTTCTTCCAAGAGTACGAAAGAACTCTAGAGGCTCTTTCAGAGAAGTTTCTTGTTCTTCGATACAGGGGCGTAGAGGCAGATGACTTGGCTGCTTTTGTTGTTAAATACCGAGAGAAGTTGAATATCGAAGATATTTGGCTAATCTCAAGCGACCGAGACTGGGATCTTCTCGTAAACGATAATGTTTCCAGATTCTCTACGGTTACTCGAAAAGAAACCACAGTACATAACTGGGATGAATTCTTTGAGTTTCCACAAGAACAGTATATCAGCTATAAAGTGCTAATGGGCGATAAAGGAGATAACATCTCTGGAGTGCCTGGAGTTGGGCCAAAGAGAGCAACAGACCTAATTAATCAATACGGCTCTGCTTTCGATATCTATGATATGCTACCTCTTGAAGGAAAGTACAAATATATCCAAACCTTGAATGAAAATGCGGAACTATTGCTTAAAAACTATATGCTAATGGATCTCCTTAGCTATTGTGAAGAAGCAATAACCTTTCCGAAGCACTCCATCGAAGAGATTGAGACGAAGATAAAGGAATTTTTGAATGAATCTGAACTATAAGCGAGATTTTCTTCTATCAGAATTTGGGATTAAAACCCTTCAAGATAGATACATGGTAGCAGGCGAAAATTCGCCTCAAGACGCTTTCGCACGTGCGGCGAGAGCTTTTGCCGATGATGAAGCACACGCCCAGAGGCTTTATGACTATGCTAGCAATCTTTGGTTTATGTTTAGCACTCCTATTCTTTCAAATGGTGGCACTGCTCGCGGTCTACCAATTAGTTGTTTCCTCAACTACGTTGAAGACTCGAGAGAAGGAATTACTGGGCACTATACTGAAAACGCTTTTCTTTCTTCTGTTGGTGGGGGCATTGGCGGGTGCTGGAATGATGTTCGTTCTGTAGGCTCAAAGACTTCTTCGGGTTCTGAGAGTACGGGAGTTATTCCCTTTCTGAAAGTCGTTGACGCTGAAATGCTTGCATTCTCACAGGGTGTAACTCGTCGGGGAAGCTATGCATCCTATCTCAATATGTCGCATCCCGAAATTGAAGAGTTTCTTGATGTTCGTAAGCCGACTGGCGGAGATATCAATCGAAAGTCTACGAATCTTCACCATGCTGTGATTATTCCTGACACTTTCATGGAGCTTATTGAAGGTGCAACAAAGCATGAAAGTTTTGACGACTCCTGGCCTCTGATTGATCCGCATAGTGGAAAAGTAGTTAAGACTGTTCCGGCTAAAACTCTCTGGGTAAAGCTCATTCAGAATCGAGTTGAGACTGGCGAACCCTACATTATGTTCGAAGATACGGTAAACGAGGCACTTCCAGACTGCCAAAAAGCCCTCGGGCTTCGGGTACATCATTCGAATCTGTGCAGCGAGATTACTCTTCCTACAAACAAGTATCGAACTGCAGTTTGCTGCCTTTCAAGTGTGAACCTCGAAGAGTATGACTCGTGGAAGGACAATAAGGATTTTATTCCCGACTTAGTTCGAATGCTCGATAACGTACTTACTCATTTTATTGAAAATGCTCCGGAAGAGCTTGAGAAGGCAGTATTCAGCGCAACTCAAGAACGCAGCATTGGTCTTGGAGCTATGGGATTTCATGCGTACCTTCAAAGAAACCACATTCCTTTCGAAAGCGCCTTGGCAAAAGGCCGTAACATGGCAATGTTCAAGCATCTTAAAAAGCAGGCAGAGGAAGCTAGTAAAGCTCTCGCCATTGAACGCGGCGAGGCTCCTGACGCTGCTGGCACTGGTATGCGTAATTGTCATCTCTTGGCTATTGCCCCCAATGCTAGCAGCAGCATTATCTGCGGTAATACCAGTCCAAGCATAGAGCCGTATCGTGCAAATGCGTTTGTTCAGAAAACGAAGAGCGGTACGAGTCTTCTGAAAAATGAATATCTCGAAGCGATTCTTCAGGATCTCGAGCAGGACACCGATGATGTTTGGAAAAGCATTATGATGAATGAAGGCTCAGTTCAGCATCTTGACTTTTTAGATGACTACACAAAGGATGTATTTAAGACTGGTGTAGAGATCGATCAGCGTTGGATTATTGACCTTGCTGCAGACCGACAGGAGTATATCTGCCAAAGTCAATCGCTCAATGTCTTCTTTCCTTCGAACGTCTCAAAGCAGGAGCTTCATGCAATTCATATGATGGCATGGAAGCGTAAAGTAAAAACTCTTTATTATCTTCGCAGCGAAGCGTATAAGAGAGCCGAGAAAATTTCCGATGAAGCACTTCGTCAACTTGTAGTTGAAAGCACTGACGAAAATGCCTGTCTAGCTTGCCAAGGGTGAACAAATGAGTCTACTAACTGAACGCGAATATTACAAGCCTTTTAACTATCCATGGGCTTTCGAGCACTACAAAACACAGCAGCATATGCATTGGCTGCCTGGAGAAGTAAATCTTGCGGATGATCTTCGAGATTATCGAGATAAGCTGAGCGACGGCAATAAGAAACTGCTAAGCTCAATCTTTCGATTCTTTACGCAGGCTGATGTTGATGTGTGTTGTGGATACGCAAAACACTATCTTCCGACTTTTAAGCAGCCAGAAGTGCGTATGATGCTCGCATCTTTTGCTGCAATGGAAGCTGTACATCAGGAAGCCTATTCACTTCTTCTTGAGACGCTCGGATTTAGCGATGATGAGTACGTCAAGTTTATGGAGCATAAGGCAATGCTTGATAAGCATGAGTATCTCAATAACTTTGGAATGGATACGAAGCTAGACATTGCGAAAACAATGGCAATTTATAGTGGATTTACGGAAGGTGTGCAGCTTTTTAGCAGCTTTGCAATTCTGTTGAACTTTCCTCGTCATAACCTCATGAAAGGGATGGGACAGATTATTACATGGTCGATTCGTGATGAGTCGCTTCATGTCGAAGGAATGTCTCAGTTGTTTCGTACTTTTATTCAGGAAAATCCAGAGCTCTGGACTGACGATCTGAAGTACGAAGTCTACTGTGCAGCAGAGCGTACTGTTGAGCTTGAAGATGCTTTTATTGATCTTTGCTTTACTGGGGCCGAAGTGCCTGATCTGAAAGCTAGCGAAGTAAAAGAATATATTCGCTATATTGCAGATCGTCGACTTCTTGGTCTTGGCATGAAAAAAATCTTCAAGAGCGATAAGAATCCGCTACCATGGATTGACTATATGGTGAATGCTGTTGAGCATACTAACTTCTTTGAGAACCGTGCAACAGAGTATGCACGAGCATCAACGACCGGAAACTGGCAGGATATCTTTAAATAAAAAAGGGGCTTAGGCCCCTTTTCTTTTTATTATAATAGTTAAATTTTCTTTTTTAATCGTAACTGTTTCAACAACTAATTTTTTTATTACCACTATACTTCCTCCCATATTACCGAAGCTATTATTGACTGAATAGATTGGGCAGATTTTGCCGCAATCGAAATCCAATTTCCAGAGGGCACTACAATATTTAAGTCACTTAAATCAAATATGCCGGAGCTTCCGCCTCGAATTATATATGATGCCAAAATTTTAGGGGCAGTAAATGTTCCAGTAACAGTAGATATTGAAGAAGAAGAATCGGGATTAGCTTGTGTATACTCGTAAGGCACGTTTAAATTTACATTAAATGTGACTATTAATTCTATGGGGTCATTTGAGTCTGCGGCGACAGATAATTTTTGTGCTCTAAACTCTCTTAAGTTAATTTTATTGTTTAAAACTGAGTCGTTACGAATAGTAAGTAAATGATTATAGCTATTAGATGCCAGACCGGTTTTAGTCCCACTAGACGCTGCAGTAGTATAGTTTGTGTGAGCAACAATTCCCTGTATTGCACCCAGCATTGATGCCCCATAAACATGAACATCAGTAGAGGATGACCCAGAAATATTTGCGGCTATGTAACCAAGTTTAAAACTAGGGTTATCAATATGCACATCGGTTTGTCTATTTGCATAGTGGTCATGATGGAAAAAAATCATGTCTCCAGTATTTGAATCCTCAATAGCGTATCTAATTTCTCCCGCTCCAAGCCACCTAAAGTCAATTTGATACACATTAAGTTTTGAGGGGTCTAAAGTCATGCCACTCGGCCCGGTCCCGTTTAATTTATCATTCAACCAATTTGCTTGGTATGTCCAATTCAGTGTATTTGCTACTCCAGCTTGAATTTGCGTCATACTACCGGTAGCATCACCAGCACTAGAAAAAGAAAATGTCCCAGCCTGTGGACCTACAGATGAGCTTAGAAAATATACAATTGGGCCAATTTGAGTTACTATCCACCCAGCATACGATGCATTTGCAATAGTAACGGCATTTTGAGTAGTTGTTCCAGAACTAATACTTACAACATAAGGCACGTTGTTAAGAGTAATTGTAGTATTCTGTGTTCCTGTTGCAGGGTTAGTTAAATTAAGTCTATAAATAACTGCTTTTCCACCATTTTGACGCAAAATTCCAAATTGCGTACCATCATACCCTATACACAAAGCCTGTTCTTGAGCAAACAATCCCGCACGTTGTGTAGTATTAGCGTGTGGAGCACTAAACCCTGCGGTAAACCTTGCCAAGGCTCCTTGACCTGGCCTATATCTAAGTATACGACGACTACGAATAACTCCATAACCTCCCGGAGAAGTATTACTATGAACATTCATAAGAGTGTTTGTAGTTTCTACCGTTCCTCCATTACCTGTAAAAGTCTCAAACTGGTTTGGTAATAACCCATAAAGAGCATCTAACTGTATTATTGGAGTTATAGGTACGGAGACTAATTCCCCAAATGCGGAGTAGCCAGAAGCGGCCGCTACGTCTACTTTATTATTATATAAATATGTCATACTATTCTCCAACCATTCCTATAAAGAAGATGCAGTGAGCCATTAGGTATGGCTAAAATGGCTCCTCCAGAGTCGTTATCAACTGTACCTATTAATGAAATATTATTAATATTGGCAAAACCTGATTCATCTTTTATAATCAATTCTCTTCCCGCTAATGATGAGTTTGGTAGTGTAATAGCAACTTGCCCATTATAATCTACACCTATATAATAATCTGTAGCCAATACTGTATACGAAGAGCTTTCTACCAATATTACTGGATATGCGGAGTTGCCACCCGGCGCACCGATGTAGTCAGCAGTAAGTGTTACATCTTTTATTACTTTTATTTTTCCTAGCAATAAAGTACTAACTACACCAGCCGGAGTCACTTCTTGTAGGTCATAATAGTAAGTTTTAGGTGCTATATAAAAAGTTTGAGATGCAGGGATTTCTATGTATACTTTACCGATAACACCGTTTTGCGCGGATATTATGATTGGACCTTCCTGTAAAACCGCATTTGCATCAGTATCGTCTGGATTTGACTTTAATGTAAACCAGTATTCGTAGGAAGTAATATTTTCTGCAGCTCCTGTATAGTCTTGTATAGTAAAACTAAAACTCCAGGTATCACCCCGAACTTGAGTTGATAAATCTTTTTGTATCACTCTACCCCCTGTACTTCCAGACTAACGTCAATTGGGGTATACCCGATAGATATAGAAAAAATTGATTCTACAGATAAACCAATATTAATAGGTAGCATAGATACATCTACCCCTAATAAAGAATCAGATTCAACCGAAACTTGTTCACTAATATAAAAATTTTGCCCAGTACCTTCCCCAGAGAAACCGCCTCTGTACCCCATAGTTGCTATAGCGAGGCGGCTAGAAAGACTCATGGATTTCT